CCGCCGTTGCCGGACTCTTCCCAACCTCGGTTGCTCATCGTCGTCTCCTTCTCTATCTAATTGCCGGACACGAAGGCGCTGCCCGACGCCAGCGTGGTCGCCGACGCCTGGGTGACCGTCACCGTCGGGGTGCCGACCATGTCGGGCACCAGGTTGATGGAGGCCGCCCCCGAAGCGTCGGTGGTGACCGTCTGGGTGTAGGTGCCGCCCGCCGCCGTGCGCACCGCGAAGATCACCGGCGTCGAGATCGGCCCGCCCGCCAGCGACACCGTCGCCGTCTTGCGGTGCACCATGTTCGAGAAGGTGATCGACGCCACCAGCGGCTCCGGTGTCGGCGCCGAACGGCGGTTGTGACGTTCGGTCATCAGTGCGACCCGGCCTGGGCGTTCAGGCCGATCGACGACGCCGACTCGATGCGCAGCAGGGCGGCCTGACGGAAAATGCCGTAGCCGACCAGGTCGTACCAGCCGATCGGCACGAACCGGCGCAGACTGTCGACGACCGGGCCGGGCACCACCAGCGGGTACTCGCCGTTGCCGTCCACATACGAGTAGGCCTTCGCCAACGCCTGCCGGCCCAACGCCAACGCCAGATACACGTCGGTGGTGGCCGGCCCGGAGCCCGAGTCGGCCAGGATCTGCACCCGCGGCGACTCGATAAACCGGAACCCGGAGAACGAGCCGATCTCGCCCGTCCAAATGTTGTCCGGCGCCGAATAGGCGTGCGGCTCGTTCCAGGTCGCCGACCCGGTCTGGCCGCGCAGGTCGAACGCCTGGTCGGGATGAATGAAAAAGAAGTAGTAGCCGCCCATGTTGGCCACGTTGTTCCGCACCAGGGTGGCCCGGGCCGAGCGGATGTCGGAGGCCACCAGCGTGTTCTTCGGGGAGATCTGGTTGCGGGCGGTCGCCACGTTCGAGCCGTCCCCGATCGCGTAGGCCACGTTGGTGCCGGCCGTCAGCACATTCCGGACGATGGTGTCCACGCTGATGCCGGCGTTGAAGCCGACCGCGTTGGCCACCACCGGATCCAGGTTCACGAACGACGTGCCCCGGGCCAGGGCGGTCGTCGTCACCGCGTTCCCGTACTCCAAAAGGGTGACCAGCACGGTGGTGTCCGACAGGGTCACCGGGGTCACGTCCGTCGACTCGTTCAACGGGGTGGAGGCGATCGCCAGGTCGGCGACGATCGTGAACTGCACGCTCGAGCCCGGCTGGGACTGGTTGGTGGGGCGCACATCGGCGACGCCGTCGAAGTACAGCTCCGGGCGCAAAGCGTAAAACGCCAGCAGCTCGTAGGCCTTCTGGGCGAAATCGGTGGATGCCTGGACGGTGAGCGCCATGAGCTCCTTCTCCTCCGGCCGTCTAGCCGGTCACATGCAACTTGATGTCGTTCTCTCGGATGATCCGCATGATCTCGTCGCGGGCCTGCTCCTCGTTCCGCCAGTGGATCTTCGAGGCGTCCGCCAGCTGGCGGGTGACCTCGTCCTCCTGCGACGGCTCCCGGCCGCCCGCCGAAGCCCGCACCAGCATGTCGTGGCCGGCCATCTCGTCCGCCCCGGCCGGCGGCTGGCCGAACAGCCGGGCGGCGACCGCCTCCGCCTGGATCGACTCCTTATCCAGGTCGCCCTCGTAGCCTCTCACGAAATATTTGAACGCCGGGTCGTCGACGTCGATGCCGGCCTTGGCGAACGCCAGCTCCCGGCGGGCCGCCTCCAGTTCGCTGCGGGTCGAGTGCAGCTCTTTGCGGTCCCGCTCCAACCTTCGGACCTCCCGGCGGGGCAAGGTGGCAACCTTCTCCTCGACCCCCTCATAGTCTTCGGGGTCGAAACCTTCGACGTCAGACATTCGATGTTTCCTTTCGCGTCGGAGAATGGCGGCACGGGCCGCGGCCGACGGAGATACTTCTGTGGGCTCGAGCGGAGCGTGTCACCGTCCCTGCCGCTCGGAGAGCAGGGGGTGCGCCGGACGGCCCTCAGAGCTCACGTCCTGGCACCGATGGTAAATCCCGGTCTCAGCCGATGTCAACCATCCCGGATATCAGGCGTGATCGCCTCCCATTGGAGTGATCTCAGCAAGCCTGCGTACGCGGCCAGGTGGGCGGGCCTGGGGAACCGGGTACCTCGCTCCCAGTGGACGACGGCCATGGTGCTGACCCCCAGCGCGGCCGCCACCTCCCGCTTCGACAGTCGGGCCCCTTCACGCAGCGCCTTGCGGAGCGCCGGTGGCGGCAGCTCCCGGCGGTCTCGTGATCGCTCCAGGAGCCTGTCGACGGAAAGCATGTTTGCATCTTGGGGACGGGCTGGAGCGATCGCACGCAGTTGAGAAGGCTGCGGCAATATTTAGCAGGTGGCCGCTAGCGCTGCACCCGGCCGAGCCCGGTCGCCCCCGCCTGCGTTTGGGCCACCTGGGCGCCCGTCTGGGTGGTGCCCGTCTCGTAGGCGGCCTGGCGTTGCAGCTCCTGCAGTGTTTGGGCGTCCGAGCCGAACTGGGCGTTCAACAGCTGCTCCTGACTGAGGACCGGCGCCTGCTGGCCGGGCAGGTTGGTGTACAGCTGCTTCTCCTGGGCCAGCTTCTGGAAGCCCTGCTGGGCCTGGGCGAACGTGACGTTCATCTGGGCCAGGCGCAGCGCCTCCGGCTGGGCCACCTCGCCGAAGCCGGACATGGCCGACGCCCCGCCGATCTGGGCGGACACCGCCTGCTGGGCCAGCAGCGGGGCCGCCTTGGTCGGGTTGAGAAAGTAGGCGACCAGCCCCGACGGCGGCACATGGTAGTAGTCCTGGAAGGCTTTCACGACCGTCGGGTCGGCGTTGGCGACCGCCTCGTAGCCCTGCTGCAGCCGGGCGCCCAGCTCGTTCGGGGACACCTGGTTGGCGATCAGCTGGTCGTAGTCGGCGTAGCGGGGCGGCAGGCCCGCCTGGTGCAGCAGCTGGCTGTACTGCTGCTCGACGCTGATGTACTCGGCCGGGGTGATCGCCACCCCCTGGGCGGCCAGCGTTTTGATGGCCGGGAAACGCTTCTCGAACTGGGGGGTCTGCTCCAGGTTCAGCTGGATCATGTCGGTCGAGTTGCCGGCGATGATCTGCCCTTTCGCCCAGGCCACCAGGGCCGACAGGTCGTGGCCGGCGAACCCGTAGGAGGCCAGGATCGACTGCAGATACTGCCAGGCCGAAATCTGGGTGGACGTCATAGCCGCCGCCGGGGCGGCCCCGATGCGGGTGTCGCCGGTCGGGCCGGGGGTGGCCGGCGGGGCGACCGTCGGCCGGCCGTTAACGACCGCCATCTAGCCCATCCTCCCCCACGTCTGGGCCAGCGACTTGCCCAAAGCCGACGCCTGGTCGCGGGCCTGCTGGGTGTACTGCCACTGGTCGGTGCCTTTCAGGTAGGCCTGCATCTCCGAGTCGGTCATCAGACGGTGGGCGGGCGCCTGGGCCGGATGGCCGGGGGCGGCCGGCGGCACGAAATCGAGGATCTTCGAGTACATCGGGTTGTTCACGAAATCGACCGAGTTCGGCGACACCTCCATCGTCTTGGCGGCGTCGGTGCGCAGGCTGTCGGTTATCTGCATGGGGGTCATGCCCTGGGCGATCTGCGAGGCCATCCCCGACCATTTGGTGGAGGCGGTGCGGGCCAGGTAGGCGTCGAACTGGTCCATGTTCTGGGTGCCGGCCACAATGTTCTGCGCCCACGACTGCAACGTCGGCGCCGACACCGCCAGCAGATACTGGCCGGCGTGGGCCCGCAACTGCTGGGCCACCCCGGGGGCGTCGGTGTGGGCGGGATCCTGGTAGACGACCTGCGAGCCGATCGCCTGGTCCAGCTCGGCGGTCTGCCAGCCGAACTTGATGTAGTCGAGAGCCAGCTGCTGGGCCTGGGCGACGCCGATCTGCACGCCCAGCTTGCCGGCCTCGGCCATCACCTGGCCGAGGGTCTGCTGGGCCTGCGAGCCGGCCGCCGCGAAACTGAACGCCGACGGGTCGGTCGCCAGCGTCTGCTCGTACTGGCGGATCGCCGCCGAGGTGGTCTTCCACCACGGCGACGACTCGATCTTCGCCTGGATCTGGCCGGGGTCGGTGATCCCGCCGGCCACGACCCCCTCCAATGTCGACGCCGCCGCCGGCACCCCCAGCATCCAGGCCAAGTCCGGGAAGTTCTGCTGGATGTAGGCCACCAGGGCCGGCAGGTTCGACAGCGGCGGCGGCGTCGGCGGACCGCCACCAGCCACCGTCGCGGCCGCGGCCGGGGCCGCCCCGCCAGGGGCGGCCGCCCCCGTCGAAGTGGAGGCCAAGGCCGCCACCTGCTGGGCGTTGAACGACCTCAGCCCCACATGCTGGGCGATCGCCTCCAGCGTCATCCCGTCCACCGCCGGCGGGGCCGAGCTGTTCCAGTTGGCCCCGTAGCCGTAGTGGGAGGCCGCCCACGGCGACGCCCACAGGGCCTGGGCGCCGGCCGTCGCCCCGTTGCCGCCCATCAGCGCCTGTTTGACGGCGGCGTAGCTGGGCATGTTCAGGTAGGCGACCGCCCCGGCCAGGCCGGCCGCCCAGGACACGAAGTCGGCGGCGCCGCCCCCGTACTGCTGGCCGGTCGACGTCAGCGACGCGTTCCCCGGCACCGGACCCTGGTTGAGCGGGTTGTAGGCGCCGCCGCCCCCCTCCGACTTCTCCCAGTTGTAGACGAACTGCAGGTTCGAGGCGGTGGTCGGGGCGCCCAGGGCCGACAGCAGATTGCCGGCCCACACCAACGCCACCGCGTCGCC